GTCAAACCAATGTACGTCACAACTTTTAATAGACTTACTTAATGGTTTTTTACCACGTGTTAAAAGATACGTTCTATCCTTTATCTCCCAAGTATCTTTTTTAGCTTTTGGTTTAGCTTGTACCTTAGGTGTTTCAACAGCAACTTCAATCATTTCGTTTGCCGCTGATACTTGAGGCTCTTCCACCTCTACCTTTTTGTTTTGTTTCTTTGCCATAATATAAAATATAATAAAAAATTAAAAATAAAAGATCGAGGACCGAAGCCCTCGACCTTAAATAATATGTTAGTTCATTAACATAAAGTTGTTAGCACCTTGAGTAACTAAACATCTTTCAGTTAAGAAGTTCACAGTCATTGCATCTAAATCGCTAGTAGCAGCTCCAACAGAACCAGTGATCCATGTTTTCATCTTTCTACTTTCCATTTGTGAAGCACGGTAACGAACGTGTAAGAAAGGACGTTTAAGGTTCTTTCCTAATGCTTGATCGTAAACCGAAGATACACCAGCTGGGATAATAACACCACGAATAGCTTCTCCACCTGTAGCAGTAAGGTTAACACCACCACGAGTAGATAAGTCGTTCAAGTATTTCCAGTCAGACTTATAGAAGTCATAAGAACCTCTACGGAATCCAGAGAATCCTAAGTTTAATGCCATATCTTCAGAGTTGTCAAATACTCCGTAAGAAGTACCACCAGCTCCGTGAGAGTTCATAGAAGCTAACATGTCATCAATCGCAAGAGCGGTAGCTCTATTTACAAATAACATATTTTCTTCAATAGCACCGTTACGATCGAATTCAGCTAAGATTAAGTCAAACTCAGCAAGGTCAGTAGCAGAATTAACACCAGTAACACCAGAAGTTTGGTGACCTCTAGCAGTAATAGCAGCGAATAAACCTTCAGTACCTGCAGTTCCAGCACCACCATCAGTAGGTAGAGCGATAGTAGAAGCAGCATCAACTAATTCAGCTTCAACTAGTGCCATTTCACAGTAATCAGTAAAACGAGCGCGAGTATCACCTTCAGCTTTCAAATACCAGTAGTATCCGTTTTGTCCATCTTCACCAGAAACTTCTACCCAACCGATTTGAGCAACATCAGATCCTGAAACCTCATACATGTCTTTCATGATGATAGGCTTGTTAGTGAAAGTAGTGAACTGTGGTTCGTTAGAACGAGCACCTAAATAAGCTGTTCCTTTTGCATATTCAGAACCAAACACTAAAATAGTACAAGCGTTGTCTCCGTTAACGAAACCAGCGTTTGTCATTTCTGCAAAACCATAAGGTTCTACTGTAATAGTTTGGTTAGCAGCAGCAGCAACGCTTACACGAGCTGTAACTGTTTGACCTCCACCTGAGATCAATACCATATCACCTACACGAATACCGTGAGTAGTAGTTTGAGCAACACCGTCAATATCAGTTAAGATGTTGATAGTACTTGCTGTAACATCTACCATGTCACAGATATAAGACAAGTGTAATCTTCCTTGTTCTGACCAAATAACTTGATCAGCAGACATAGCTTCTTCTGCACCAACTTGAGAAAGGAAACCAGAGATAGTTCTCTTACCGAAAACTTCTGCTTCTTTTTCCATCAAATCAGGCAAATATTGCTGTGCCCATCCATTGTTTTGGATGTCTAAATAATTCTCAGATGTAACTGCTTGTACCGCAGCGCCACGAGTCTGAGCTCCTCTAGTAATTGCCATTTTAAATAAATTTTAAGCGTTAAATAAATTATTTTCTTTTTCTAATTTTAAACTTGTAATCAGAAGAATCATCACCTAAAACTCTAACTTTAACTCCACCAGCCTCAAACTCTTTATGATTTTGACGTGGTGCCATATCTATATTTTTAGATTTAGCTATACTATCTTTTAAAGCATCGGCCTTACCTTGTTCATAGAAATGCTGAGCTATAGCATCTGCATTCATTGCTGTATAAAGTGATTTGTGGTAACCCTTAGCATCTGACATTGTTCCATCTTCGTTCAAAAACTTTTTGACAAAGTTATTAATGTCGCTTTGAGTACCTTTTACTTCATTAGCATTTTTAACGTTAAATCTGTATTTTTTATCTCCGACGTTATATTCAAAACCTTTGAACTTGTCGTTGAAAACATTTTCAGTTTTCTTGTTAAATACATCATTAGCTTTTTTGGTTTTAGCTTGAGTCTCCTCTGACTCCTTGTTATATCGATTAAAGAAATCCATAGCTTTCTGCTGTTCAGCAGTTAGTTTTGAACCAGCTTTAATCTCATCGTAATATTTAGACTTTTGCCCGTCTAAGTAGGCTTTAGCCTCGGCAACTTGCTCTTTTAAGGCTATTTTCTTTTTTCTAATATCTTTTTCATCATCAACTTCTTCATCAAAAGAAAAGTTTTCTTCCATTAAGAAAGCTCTTTCTTCTGCATCTAAGTGAGGTTTTGTTTGCTTGTAAAACTCTTGCAAAACTGTAAGATTATCCATATCTGAATAATCCTGATTTAATCTCACGTAGTCGTTAATGTCTCCGCCAGTTTCATTCATAAAGTCTACTAACTTTTGAATGTTTTCAGGTAAAGGCTCACCAGTAGCTTCTGCTTCAGCTATCGCTTCTTCTACAGCCTCCACCGTCTCTTCAACTTCCTCTTCTACTACTTCTTCTAGTACTGGTAGTTCTTCTTGTACTTCTCCTTCCGGTTGTACTTCTTCTTGTTCCTCTGCGGTTGGGGTACTTTCATCCCCTCCAGCCACTCCTGAGTCGTCAGCCTCACTTGTTGGAGTTTCCTCTGTTTCTTCTGGTTTTTCATCTTGTGTTGGTGGTTTGCTTAAATCTACTTTATAAACGCTATCGTCTCCAGCAGATTCAAATTTAGTTTCTTCTGTTTGTTGAGTTTCCTCAACGTTTTCTAATTCTTGTTCCATAATATAAAATATAAAAAATTAAGTGTTTAACTAGGTTCAAACGATCCTAAGTTAAATCCACCTCCGAGTATATCATTACCGGCAGATTCAAACTTTTTAGGAGGCTTACCTGCTTTTCTTTGATCTATAAGCTCACTTTGTTGTGAGGCTTGTATTCTAGTTCTTTCATCTTTGCGATCTTCTTTTTCTTTTTCTCTACCTTTTAACGCATCAACTTCCATCTGCTTTAAAGTGTAGTTTATATAAAACTCGTGATCCATAAGTTGTTTTTTAACCTCGACTTCTTGCATCATCTGCTGCATCTTAAGTTCAGACTTAGCTTGCTCTAATTGTATTTGAGATTGAGTCATTGCTTGATTCTTCTGCATTTCAGCTTGAGCCGCCACTTGTTGCGACTGAGCGTTAGCTTGTGCTTGAGCTTGCATGTTTTGCTGTTGCATCATTTGATCACGCTCTAACTTCTCTTGTCTTCTTATTTTTAACAATTGATTAGCTAGCTTTATATTTCTAATCTCTCTAAGATCTATAGCATCTGAAAGCTCTATAAGATTAGCAGATAAAGCCATTTGGATATTATTCTCTAATAATGCTTTTTCTTCTTCGTCTGGCGACAACTCTAAGAATATACCAAAGTCATATAAGTGTAGATTTGACATTTCTTCTAGCGTAGCAACGTTGTGAGCGCCTATAGATTGTATGAACGCGTCTCTAGTTGGTGAGTACTCTATAATATCAGATATTCTAAGAGATAAACACTCTGCAACTTGAGATGTTAAAAATAGACCAGACTGTAATATATGTCTAGTAGCAGTGTTAGAGTTTGCAGCAGCAAGCTTTTGCACACCTACTAAAGCGTTTTTATCTGGCATACTACCATCTCTAGCTTCGTTAAGTCCGGTGACGTCACGTATCATCTGTAGATAGTAGTTGTAATTACCTATAAGCGCCTGTAGTTTCTGACCACCACTTCCACTAGCTATTTCTTGTATAGGTACTCTACCAGGATTTCCTTCGCCAAGCTCATTCATTGATCTACCAATAACAGAACCTGTTTGAAAGAACATGTTTAAAGCTTCTTGTGGATTATAGTTTGTTCCGTTACCTAAATCTATTTCAGCTAAACCATCAGCATCTAAGTATATACCATCTGGTATCATACGTGACATTACCTGCTGTAGCTTTAAATGTGTAAGCTGAATCATATCAGCAAAACCAGTTGTTCTACTAACTAATGATTCAATTTTACCATTATACATTCTTGGTGCTACTATAGAATAATTCATTTTAACCTTAGTGTAATCACTTTTAGGTCTAATCATATTCTTGGCCATTTCCCACTTAAGAAGTTTGTCTGTGCCTAATATTAAAGCACCATCATATAAAACCTCAACTTGTCTTTGAAGTTTCATAAAGCTTCCTTCTAAGTTTTCTGGTGGATTAAAAGTATCATCTTTCTCAATAGCTTTGTCAGCGCCAGTGCCAGTTTCTTTTACTTTATAAACTTCGTTCATATAAGTCTTGTAGTTAAAATACAAAACCTCTACTTTATTTCCGTCGTCTTCGTGATACCTTTTGTTTGAGTTGTTAGCGTAAGTAACGCCTTTGTTTTTCATTATATCTTCAATCTCCGCTTGATCTAAATGTGGAAATTGTTTTACCAGTTCGTTTACAGGTATTTCTTTAACTTCACCAACGTAGTATATATCATCAAAATATGGAGAGTCTGTTCTTGAATAAACTATATCCGCAGGATCAACGTATTCTACCTTAGCACCCTCAGAAGTATTAAAAGAAGTTTTAACAGCACCAATACCTAGTACTGTTAAATCGTAGAAAAATCTCTTTTTAATCAACTCGTAGTTGTTACCCTCCATTAAAACTTTCAAAGCTTGCTCTTCAGCTAACTCAACAGCTTGTTTGTAAGTTAACTGCATGTGCAACGCTAGCTCTTCTTCACTTTTAGGTAAAGTATTTGGATCGTTTTCGTAGATGTTTATTCCAAAAGCTTCTTGGACCGTGTCGTTAAAACTGCTAGTCCTCATATCTTTTAGTATAGACTCCATATATTGAGTTCTTTGTTCTACACCATAAGGATCTTGAGAGTATGCTTTAATATCATAAGTTCTTTCAGCTATACCGTTTACTACAATATCAACAAACTTCGGAATAATCGGAACTGGAGTCCAGTCTAAGTTTAAGTAGCTTAAGTCACCATTGATAGATAACTCATCTTTATATTTTTGTATCGATTGTTCACCTCGAGCGTAAAGCCTTAATCTATGAAAATCGTTTTTTATATTTCTAAACCTACTGTTAGCGTAGTTTCTTTCGTTCTTGAACCATTCTTGTTCAATACCTTTTGCTATTTTCAAACCATACTCATAGCTAATTTTCTCTAAGTCGCTAACAACTTGACTAGGAAAATAATTACTTACAACTGACTCAGCCATATTTAATGTTTAATTATCTGTGAAGTACTACCAGTGTTTTTATATCTAGCAATACTTAAATTTAATTTAGGTTTTTGTACTTTTTGGTTTGGTGCATACAAGTGTCTGTTACAAGCCATTATAGCTAAACCAGAACTTATCGAGGCATCAAACTTAGTTCTTTTGTTTATGTCAAACTTACTCCAATCATTTAACAAATCATTGAAGTATAGCGTTCCATAAGTACCATCTTGTAATAAACCAACATGGTCATTAATATACATTTCAATAGCAGCTGCGTGAGCTTGCTTAATGTCTTCACTTGAGTTTGGTATACCTCCAACTTCTCTTTCAGCTGTAGATAACTTATTCCAAACTTTATCTGGTCTATTCATGCTAAAACCTCTGTAACCTCTACGTCTTAAATAGTAAAGCAATCTTGGTTTATTATTTTCTGCTAGTATTGGCATACCGTAAAATACTAATGCCATTAATACATCTTCAAAAAATATCTCTGCGGTTTGTGGTCTAGCTAAATATTCTAAAAAGAACGTATTAGCAGGAGCATCTTCCATGCTAAACTTAGTTAATCCATGTAGTGATCCTTTAGATCCTTTACCATCTACGGTTCCACTAATATCATAACTGTCGCAACCAAAAGCACCCATGTGCTCGTTGCCTGGGTATCTAACTCCATTTTTTAATATAACTCTATTTTGTAGGTTAGCGGGTGGTGCCCAACTTATTTTAAATCTTCCATTTGGATCTGGTGTAAATATAACTTGCGTGTCTTTTACTCCATTAGCCCATTGAAAGTTTCCTACGTTTAACACTGAAGAGTTTCTATTGCCTTCATTATAATCTATTTGCTCGTATATCTTAACAAGATTAAACAAGCTGTTCTTTGTTTCATCTCTAAACGCATGCTCTTCAGTTCTTGGAAACTGTCGATAAAATT